TTCGCGTCGATCGCGCTCTGCTTGAGGCTGACGCCGTAGCGTTCGATCGGATCGCGTTCGCCCTTGAGGGCGCTGGAGAGGGCGTTGACGGCGTCCTGAGTGCTGCCGCCGAACATGGCGGCCAGGTTGGCGCCCGTGGTGATGAGGTCGTTGGTCTTGCCTGCCAGCTGGTCCATGGGGGTCCCGGCGTTCTTGAGCTGGGACCCGATGATGGTGGCAAGCTCGTTGTAGGCGTTGCCGGACAGGCCGACCGAGGTCACGGCCTGGCTGGCGAGGTCTTGCATCTGCCCGGCGGCGCCCTTGAACACGTCCTGGATCGCGCCTTGGGACTGTTCGAGGTCGGCGCCCATGGCGAGGACCTTCACGCCGATGGCCGCGCCAGCGGCGCCGATGGCGGCCCCGGCTTTGGCGACCGTGGCGGCCGCGTTCTTCATGCGGGTCGTGAACCCGGAGATGCCGGTCTCGCGGGCGAGGCCGCGGAATGCGGCCTGGAACTTCTTGGTGTCGGCGACGACGCTGACCTTGACCTGTTTGCCTGCCACGATGTCACCTCCTGGACTCGTTGAGGACGTCGACGATGGCGTTGACCTGGGCGATGCTCAGGTCGCGCGCTTGGCGGGGCGGGATGCCCGCGTGAACTGCCAGGACCGCGTACAGGTTCAGGCGTTCACGGCGGGCGAGGGCGATTCCGGGTCCTCGTCCTCACCTCCCGCGGACTCCATGTCGGCCAGGAGCTCACCGAACGTGATGGCCCGCGCCTCGTCCCGGGTGAGGGTGACGCCCTGGCTTGCCTTGAGCAGCCACGCCATGCCGGTCATGAGCCTGGGTGAGGGCATCCGTCCGGAGGCCGGGTCGAGGTCGCCGAAGGCCGCGATGCACTCGTCGAAGGGGACGCCCGCGACGGTCTCGAAGTCCTCCATCTGGCCCAGGGTGATGCTGTCGAACTTGAACACTGGTTCACGTCCAATCGTGGTCTTTGAGGAGCTGGCTGATGCCTTCGGCGAACCCGTCGAAGGTCTGGTTGCGGAGGCGTTCCTCAGCAACGGACATGAATCGGGGGCCACCGCTGCCGGTGTTGCCCCAGTGGCGTTGGGCTGCGTAGGGGACGCGGGGCTTGGCGGCGCGTGACCCTGCGACGATGCGGACGGCGACCTTGGATCGGACGGCGCGGATGTCGCGCGCCATCTTCCCGGAGCGCTTGGGGGCGAGGTCGCGCGCGAGGGCGACGATGGGCGCAGCCAGGCGGCTGGTGAGGTCCTTGAGGTCGGCTGCGGCCACGCCGACCGCTTCCGCGTCCCTCAGGAGGGCGGTGAGGCCCTCGATCCTCACGGTGCCGGTGGTGATGTCGGAGACGCCCCCGTGCGCGACGGTGGCCACGGTCAGCCCTCGGTCTCTTCCAGGCTGCCGGTGCCGAGGGTCGAGCCCGTGGTGACCTTGCCGGGTTCGCCCTGGACGTCCCACTCGAAGTCGAAGGTCGAGCCCTTGTCGTCGCCCGCCTCGGAGCTGATTCCGGGCTTGGCGGGGATGGTCACGTTGCCGGTGAAGTGCGGCTTGCCGACGGCGGCCGTCTTGTTGCCGTGGGGCGCGAGGATGAAGGGCACGGTCTGTCCGGCGGCCTCCCACACCTTGTCCCAGAAGCTGCCGGTGGCGGTGGACACGATGGCGGTGCCCTTCAGCTTCCAGGGCGTGGCCCCGCTGTAGGCGTCGGCGAAGGTGACGGCGTCGCCCTTCTCGTCGGGGGTCAGTTCGTACTTGGAGACGTCGGCCCAGTAGTCGACGCCGTCGATGGTCAGGCCGAGCTTCTTTCCGTAGATCCGCTCGTTCTTGGTGACGGTCATGGTCAGTCCTTTCCGATGGTCCACCCGGCGCTGGCGAGGGTCAGGCGCGCGCCGAAGAGGGGTTGCTGGTTGGCGAAGGTGAACGTCTGGTACGCCGCGACCTGGGGCTGGTCGAGCCCGGCGGCCAGGTGGTCGATGAGGGTGTCGAGGTCGGCGAGCATGACCGATTCGTCGCTGGAGGGGGCGACGAGGGCGATGAGCTCGAAGTGCACCTGGTAGGTGCCGAGGGTGTCGCTGGGCTCGATGAAGGGGTCGCCCTCGGTGATGAGGACGCAGGGCGGGTAGAGGGTGGGTGGCATGACGTGGTGGACGGGCACATCCACGGTGCTGGCGGCGAGCGCGACGCCCTGGACGGCCTGGGTGACGGCGTCCAGGACGTCGGCGCGCGCGAGGCTCGCGACTCCGGTCCCGGTCATGAGACGGCCAGGGGCAGGTAGGGGGCGAGCAGGGGGCGCGCGGCGACCATGGGGTCACGGGCGACGCGCACGACGGTCACGGAGTCCATGTCCGCGAAGTTGCGGACGCCACTGGGGGCCTTGCGCTGGTCGTAGAGCTCACCGGCGCACTTGCGGATGGCCCGGTTGTAGACCGTCTGGGCGGGTTCCTCGGCGAAGCGCGTCTCGTACCCGGAGACGGCCTGGGCGACGAGGCCGCGCGCGGTCACGACGTCGTCGTTGAGCGCGTCGGTGGGTGCGACGTTGAGCTCTCCGGCCAGGACGGCGGTCAGCGGGTCGTGGTCCGTGTCGGCCATGGTCAGGCTCCGGCTCCCAGCGTGAGGGGCACGATGGCTCCGGGAATCTCGTCGGCGAACGCGGCGTAGAAGTACACGCTGAAGGACTGGGACAGGTTGATGATGTTGGAGTCCTGCAGGCGCACGGGGTTCGACTTGTAGGTGCGCAGCGCCTCGGAGCTGTAGAACGCGCCGACCACGCCTTCACCGACCGCGCTGGTCTGGTGGTAGTTCGGGCGCAGCGCGAGGCCCGCGACGTCGGCGCTGATGGCCTTCGGGTTGGCGGTGCCGACGGCGTTGACGCCCTGGCCGGTGACGGTGAACAGGGGGCGGCCGGAAGTGTCGGTGAGGCTCGTGATGGCCTTGAACGTCGCGGGATCCACGATGAGGCCGTCGAGGGGGAGGGCGATGTCGCTGTAGGCGTGGGCGGCGTCGATGATGAGGCCGTTGATGTCGGCCCAGGCGAGCGCGTCGGCGGTCTTCGTGGAGCTCAGCGCGTTGGCGGACTGCCCGGCGACGACGCCTTCGTAGAACGTGTTGAAGGCGTTGGCGGCGGCGACGCCTGCGGCCAGCGCCATTCCACGCAGGTGCAGGTCGAGGATGTTGGCGCGGGTGCGCTCGATGGCCTGGACGCTCAGCGACGTGTACCCGCCGTAGGTCTTGATGGCGGCGGTGGAGGTCTCGGTGTCGAGCTTGCCCATGACGAGGTCGTCGCCCTCGGCGGCCTGGACGGCGACCTGGAGGGTGTTGGTCTTGATGCGCCCGAACTCGATGCTGTTGCCCTCGCTGGGCAGGGAGCCGGAGGCGAACAGGGCGGCGAGCGGGTTGGCGGTGTCGATGAGGCGGTACAGGTCGGCGACCCACGTGGGGTCGTTGACGCGGGGGTCGGCGTCGCTGGTGGTGCCGGTGAAGGCTCGGGCCTGGAGGTGCTCGGCGGCCGCGCGGGCTGCCTCGTCGTGCTCGACGACGAGGGCGCGCAGGAACTCTCCGGCGCTGCGCCGGTCGGGGGTGGGCGCGGGGGCGTGTCCGTCGCGCAGCTCGGCGAGGGCGGCGCGGGCGTTGTCGAGGTCGCGGCGCAGGTCGGCCACGTCGTCGGTGAGCTTGTCGGTGTCCATGGTGGGGGTCTCCTTCACGGGGGCGGGTGTGTGGTGGCGGACGTCGAGGATTTCGGCGTCTTCGTAGGCGGGGAACTCGACGACGGAGTATTCGCGGGCCCGGACCTTCGTCCAGGTGATGAGGGTGGTCCCGTCCTCGCGGTCGGTCTCGGTGTGCTCGATGGGCTCGAAGCCGATGCTCATGCGTGTCAGGACGCCGTCACGCAGGAGGACCATGACGTCGTCGCCCTGGCGGGTCGCGGAGACGCGGCCGCTGATCTGTCGTCCGGCGTCGGTGTCGGTGGCGGTGGTGATGACGCCGAGCGGGTCGCGGTGGCCGTAGCGCAGGATCGCCCCGTCGTCCTCGACGCTGCCGGGGGCGAACATCTCTCGGAACCCGTAGCCGAGGTCGATTTCGACGTTGTAGGGAACGCCGATGGCCGTGAGTGTGCGGCCGTCTTCGTCGACGTCGGCGCGCGCCTCGTGGTCGCGGCGCTGGAGGCCGACCGTGAGGTCCTTGGCGGTGATGGTCATTTCGTCTCCTGGGTGATTCCTTCGATTTCCTGGACCATTTCGGCGGTGAGGAATCCGGCGTCGATACCCACCTTGTAGGTGTCGTACCTGGTGCGGGTGTCGGGGCGCAGGAATGCGTCGAGGTTGAAGCGGACGGTTTGGGTGCCGTTGAGGATTCGGGAGAGACCGGACTCAATGGGCCGGAGGTACGCCATTTCGGTCCATCGGTTGAATGAGAGGTCGGCGTCTTGGATGTTCTGGTAGGTGAGGCTGGAGCCTTGGACGCCGATGAGCATGAGGTGCGCGGGGATTCCGAACATCCGGGCGATGGCCTTGGAGTCGAACTCCCGGGACTCCAGGAACTGCACTTCGGATGGCTTGAGCATGAGGGGCAGGTACTTCAGGCCATTGCCGAGGACGGCGACGCCGTCGCGGGCGCTGTTGGTGGCGTTCCACATGTCGGCGGCCTCGAAGGCCTGGACCTTGGTGATGTTCTGGTCGGTGGACAGGACTCCGGTGGGCACGCCCCCGGTCGTGATCCACTGCGAGGCGTAGTCCGCCATCTCCTGGGCTCCGGTCAGTGTGCGCTGGCACGCCTGAATGGGGCCGAGCCCGTAGGCCTGGCCGGGCACGCGCAGGAGGCGCATGTGGAGGATGTCGCGGGGCCCGTAGGTCTTCCCTCGCCATTGGGTGGTGCGCCTGCCTGACCCGGTGTCCAGGGTGGGCACGCATTCCAGTGGGGCCAGGGGCCGGAGGCTGATGACTTGGTTGTCGTCAGCGCGGACGACGCGCACGAAGGCGTTGCCGCGCAGCGCGAGGCTGGCGACGCACTCGGTGACGAGGTCCGCCTGGTCGGCGTCCTCCCACGGTGAGGTGAGCACGCGCGGGTAGTCCTGTCCGGTGAGCTGGCTGGAGCCGCGCCAGGCGTCCAGGGTGAGCTGGCTGGCGGCGGTTTGGATGATCTGAACGGCGCGGAACACGCTGTCGAGGGTGAGCGCCCCGCGCACTCCGGTGGGCAGGTCACCGTGGGGCGGCGGCTGGATGCCAGGGGGCATCGTCGCCCCGTCGTCCTCCCGGACGGTGAGCCCGATCATGCGGGCCGCCAGGTCGCGCAACGTCATGGCTCAATGAGACCGACGCGCATCGACATATCCCTTTTCTGCGGCGTGTCGCTGCTCGTAGTGCCACAGGGCATCGGCGGCATCCTGGTCTCCCCAGTGGGCGCGCGCCTCGTGGTCGCGTGCCTCCTGGAGGGCCTCCAGGCGCGTCGCGCACGGCAGGCCGCGCCACCCGCATTCGCAGATGGCGAGGTAGGTGAATCCGGAGTCGATCATGCAGCGCATCGGGTCATCTCCTGGCGAAGGTGAACAGGTTGAGCCCCGTTGCCCGGCTCTGGGTGGCGCGGTAGGCGGCCAGCGCGGCCGCGCGGAGCGTGTCGATTGGGCCGGCCGAGCGTTGGGCGTCGAACGCGATGGCCCCGCCGAGGTAGCGGATGCGCGCCACCTGGAGGTTGCGGCGCAACGTGGGGTGGGCGTCGTGGGTGAGGTCCCCGTCCTTGGCGCGGTCCAGGATGAGCTGGCAGGCGGAGGCGTACTCCTTCGGCGTGGCCACCGCGATGGACGCTCCGAGGACGTCACGCAGGTCCTCGGTGACGGTGCGCGTGGGTCCGGCGTCGTCGGAGCTGACGGAGGCGTAGCCCTGGGCCTGGAGGTCCCGGACCATCGGCGCGAGCCACGCGCTGCCGTCCTGGGAGCGCAGGACCTGGAGGTGCAGGCCGTCGCCGTCGATCCATGCGCCGACCACGGACGCGCCGGAGCGGTCCAGGGCGACGTCGTAGGCGACGTGCACGCCGCTGATGTCAGGGATGCGGGGCTGGTGGTCCTCGTCGGCCTCGCTGTAGTCGCGGCCGACGACAGGCCCGGGGTGGTCGTCGGACAGGCGGTCCCAGATGGCGAGGTCGATGATGGCGTCCTCGGAGACCGGAGACTCCAGGTTGAGGATCGAGCGGTACCAGGCCGCCAGGTCCCCGGTGTACAGGGCCCTGATCTTGTCGAGGTCCTGGGTGTGGCCGACGGCGGGGTGGAAGCTCAGGGTCTCGTCGCTGAACGGGTCTCGGGCGGCCGCAGCGGGGTCCGCGCTGAACTCGAGGTAGGCCATCCTCGAGTCGGGATCGCCGACCGAGGCGCGGCCCTTCTCGATGAGGGCGTTGAGCCATGTGGACTTCGCCGTTCCGCGCGTGGAGACAATGATGAGCTGGGAGTCGGGCACGGTGAGCTGGGTCGGGGCGACGGCGGTCTCCAGGTCGTGGCCGGCCACGGAGTCGAACGCCCACGCCTCGTCAATGCCGATGTCGTTCTTCGTGTCACCGTGCACGCTTTTGGGTGTCGGGGCGAATGGTGATAGGTCGCTATTGCGCGGGAGGTATTTCAGGCTTTCCGATCCGGACGATTCGCGCACTTTGAAGTCGTGAGTTTTTTTCTTCGCGTCGAACGCGGTGACGAGAGAATCCCACCGTTTCCGAGCGTCCTTTCCGGTCTGGGCGGTCATGAGGGAATGGTGATTGTTGAAGACAATGATGCGGTGACCCAGGTTCCCGGTTTCCCAGATGGTCTTTCCTGCCTGGCGTGGCACGGTGACGACGACGAGGTCGTATCTCCAGTGCTTGGGCCGCGCGGGGTCGACCTCGTTGGCGATGGCGTTGGCGTAGCGCTGCCAGGGCATGGGCGGCGTGCCGAGACGCGCCATCGACAGGTCGACGGCCGCGCCCATGGATCGCAGGCGCGGGTTGCGGCGCGTGGCGTAGGCGGG